GTGACGTTCTTCCAGTAAGGTTTCTGGGGAGATATTATACTGCATGATAAGATGAGGGTAGAGAGAGTTAAGGTCAAAAGACACAACCCAATCATACTTTCCCGGAATCGGTTCCTTAACATATGCACCTGCATACTTTTCGTTTTTATCTGATCTAATCTTCGGGGGAATAACAATATCACGTTTCTTTAGATAATTGTAGATGATATTATCCCACATGCGGACTTGATAGAACACATCTGCATAGTTGACTTTAGCATCATATGCCATGGTCAGGGCAAGTTCAATCAGTTTCATCTTGTCTTCCAATCGGTCAACAAGTTCTACGTCAACAATATTATATTCAATATACTTCTGCCAACCGTGAGTATAGAAGTCTTTGAAGGTTTCAAACTCAGAGTGATCAAGTTTCTTTTGACCCAACTCAATCTCAGCTATGTAGTCAAGTCGATATGATTCTTGTGCCTTATAAGTGAACTTCTTATACAATTCAAGGTAGTCAAGTTGGGTTACTCCACCCACATCAAATGTAGTTTGCTTTCTTCCTTTGATATAGATTTCATTCTCTGTAACAAGACCCCATGGAGAAAAACGTTTCATCAACTTCTCACCCAATACACGATTGAGTCTCTTACAGATATATGGAATATCATAAAACTGACAGTTCCAACCAGTAATCACATCAGGAACATCAACCATCCAAAAATTAATGAAGTGACTCAACAATTCTTGCTCTGTAGGACAATGATAATAAGTTACATTCTCCTGTTTATTGAAGAAAGGTTTTACCCCCCAAGTAGTAATCTTTTTGGTATTGTAATCCTGAATTGTAATCGCAAGAATTTCCTCAACACAAGATTCAACATCAGGGAATCCATTCTCTGATGCTGTCTCAATATCAATGGTTACAAGTTTGATTTGACCAATGTCAAACTTGATTTCATCTTGAGGATACTTCTCTGAAATATACTGATAGATGTAACGATCATTTCCATAGATGGCAAATCCATCTACTTCATCATACTTCTTATAGAACTCACGGCAATCACGAACGCTACCAGGACGTATCTCTTCTACGGGTTCTCCACTTAATGTTCTATACTTGGAATCTTTCTTGCTCTTCACAAATAGAGTAGGGAAAAACTCATCCCTGTGCTCATACCTTCTACCATTCTCAACTCCACGAACAAGGAATTGATTACCAATTAACTGAACATTAGTGTAGAATTTCATCTTACTCTCCTCTGAATATTTTGGACTTCCTACTACTCTCCTCATTTTCCCAATCTACACTATAAAAAAAATCTCCACTAACTATACTCCTAATCTCTTCACATTTATGTTTTGGTACATGATGATATACCCATGAAGGAAACAATACTAACATACCAGGTTTAGGAAAAATTTTTTTATTTGATGATGTAAAAACTAAAGGAGCAGATCCCTTTGGCGCATTTACATAATAGACAAAAGACCAAGACAGTGGATTGTGATCGTGATTTATTTGATAATCACCTTTCTTATAATATTGTCCCCATAACTCTTTTAACTTAAGTTCAAATATCTTGTCTTGATTAAGATTAAAACCTAGAATTATGTTATATACCCAATCCGCAATTGTACAAAATTCCTTTATATCAAAACATTCATTCCAAGAAGTCATAGTCGCACCAAAATCACGATTCACTGCTTTCTTTAAAATAATATCATGCAATTTAGGATTTAATCTTTCCGCAAAAGGATACTCATAGGTACGCACTAGGATTTTTTCAAAAACCTGCATCATACCTTCTACCATTCTCAACTCCACGAACAAGGAATTGATTATCAATTAACTGAACATTAGTGTAAAACTTCATTCGTCGTCATCATTAAAAAAAGAACCAAATTGACCTTTACTACCAAGTTCTCTACTATCAAGCATATCCATGATTTCATCAAACTTTTTAGTTTGCTCCATACTCATTAGGATTTCGGATAGTTGCTTAACCACTAATGGTTTTTCATTCACTGCAGCAGACTTAATTGCAGCACGAATGTGCGACTCTGCTTCAAGAAGATTGTCGAGTGTGTTTTTAGAAAGTGCCATTACTTAGTTAAGTCCTCATACTTTTCAACTAGAGTTGGAGTTGGATCTGCAATGGTTATAATCTTATCAGAACTGATCATAAAGAACTCATCCCTTGTAGCACCCAACATCCATGATTCTAACATACCACCTTCCACTAGAACGAAAGGTTTGGTCAGTTTACAGTCTGGTTCTCCAGGAACTGATGCTGGTGTTTCTTCAATCTGACTGATCAGAATCTGATTGTTCTCCAGTAGAACTGCTTTGATTGTCTTTTCCATAGTTTACGATGTCCTCAACATACATTTCTTTTAATTTAATAGTGGGTTCGACCATAGTCACAACCCAGTCGGATGGAATAGGAATGGTATCCTCTGCAGAGAGAGGCATCCAGGGGAACAGAGAGACCTCATAACCAGCCTTACGTCCTCTTCCCTCACTCTCATCTTTGAGCACGTTAGGGTCTCGCATCTTGACCACACAGGGTCGATTTAGATAGTACCCTACAACTCGTTTATCTTCTTCTTCACCAAATGCCATTTCATTGACATCAGCAATCATGTCCTCACCGGACTTTAGAAGCAGTAGTTTAATTGACATAACTCAGAATTTCCTATACATATTTTACCAAGAAAAAAGAGGGGTGTCAACTGGATTTTGCCAGTTACCCCTCCGTCTGCGACGACGATATTCAATTTTATTTAGATCATCTCAGATTTAATCAAATCAATCCTTGCTCGTAAATTCTCTTCAGTATCTCTTTGAAGATGTCCATAAAACATATTCATATGAGTCTGAACCGTCTTCCATCCATGATACTTTTTATGAGATCTTACTTTCATATAGTAATCATGGAGTAGAAGTTTGGCATCATGTACCGTCATCCACTCATGTATTAGAGTTAGGTTGATGGCATCATTTTCCAAGATTCATTACTGATATTTTAGGTATTTATTTTTTAGGTGTTAGTGCGAATGCTCCACTCATCACTGCGCCAAAAATGGCTAAGGTTGCTAAGATTTCCATATGCTAAGAAACAAATGTAGTAATGGGAACTCCAATAAAAATAGTCATTAAAGTTCCAGCTGCTAAGGCAGTGGTGGTGAAGTTCATTAATACCTCCTAATGGATTACAGAATTATTTAGAAATTAGTGTATCACTGTGATACACTTTTGTATCAACCACCACTCAATTATACCACATATGTTAGAGTATTAAAACCAATCTTTTCGTTGATGATGCTTGGGAACAATTCTACCAAGAACAACTGTCAATAGTCCATCTTCAAAATCAACTGATCCAACTTCGGTCTCATCAGATAAAGTCCATACTCTTGTAAAAGATCTTTGTGCTAAACCTTTGTGGACATATTCAGTTTCAGTTTCTTTGTCTTCTTTCTGACCTTCAATGAAAAGTTTTCCATCTTGTGTGTAGACAAATACTTCTTTCTTTTTAAATCCTGCAAGTGCAATCTCAAGTCTTGATTCTACATTACTAACTTTAACCAAATTATATGGAGGATAGTTTGTTGTGGTCTCATGAAGATCGAATACACGATTGAGATAATCATTCATCCCAATACTATTCTTAGAAATCTTATCCAAGAGTCCAGGAAGATCCGCAGCAGTATACCTTGTGAGGTTACCCATATTAGTAGCTCCTTTAAAAGCGAGTTTGTGTTTTGTGGACCCCGAAGGCATCCAAATATATTTATAACATAGCAACAAAAAAAGAGGAACGGTAATAACCGAACCTCTTTATATGGTTTCCGACTTTTGAATCGACCGATCAATTAATCCTTTGAAAGAGATATCCAGTAACGCTGTGAACTGTTCCGGGTAAAGGATCGTTTGTCAACTTAGCATATTCAAATACATATCCGCGATCAGCGAGTCGTTTTGGCACTGATGGAGCTGATTTACAAGTTCTTCCATCAACAAAGAAACCACCTCCAACGGAGGTATTGTCCCAAGGGTGAACACACCTTGATACCTTTCTTTGCTGAAAAAGTTGGTTAGGGAATTGATCTGGAGAAAAAGAAGTCATTTTTTTAATGTAAGAAAAGGATTTAGTCTTTTTGTTCAGTTGACCTGAAGATTAACAGTATTAGACCAAAGATAGTTTCATGAATAAAACCATCGGTTTGGGGAAGTTTAATAAAGATTTGACCTTTAACGCATTTAATTGCGTTCACTTAGTTTACAACAAAAAAGGCATCCTGTCAAGGACAAGGATGCCTGTAAGTTCCGACTTTCGTAGAGACCGCACGAAAGGTCTCAGTCTTATTTAGTTGCTTCTTCTTGAGGTTTGGTCTTCTTACCAATATTGTATTTCTGTTCTAGCACCCAATCTCCTTTGTCCTTATATGCAAGAACTTTGATTTGATTGAGAGGTGCAATATCTGCAACGGCATCTTCCTTCACAACTGAGATAAGTCCCCAGTCAGCAAGCAGACGTGTGATGCGATTGCGTCTCTGAACATCATTCACAGTCAGATTGGCATGTTTCCCATCAAGGGCAAACAATTCTTTAAAGTGAACGATAAAATATCTACCCTGCTTATGCAGAATGTGACACGATTGATAAAGTTTTTTCTCCTTGCGAGAAGCAACTCCAATTCGAGTTAGAGTCTCTCTGACTTTAAGAAAATCATCAGGTTCACTAAGAAGAACCTCCACCATTTGATCTTGAGACCAATCAACCGTAGGTTCTACAGTATTAGTCATTTTTTTCCTCCAATATCAAGTCGTTGTTTAATAAAATTAATCTGTTCTTTAGTCAGGATTTTCAGAGCTTGGGATGCTTTTTCATTACTATAACCATAGTATTGTTTGATGCTTTCTAGATCCGTGACTTTATCCTTACGGAGCCAGGGAGAGAACCTCTTTCTTTTCCTCAGACTATTTAGATAGAATGAATATTGCATATCCTTTTCTAAGTTTGGATACTTATTCATTTCATTTGCATACATGACGCAATCAAGGTGCCCAGACAAACAACGATTAATGATATATGGAGGGTAAGTGCTAATGTCTTCACTTAGATCTTCCTTGTTAAAATTGATTGAGTTAAGCCAGTCCTTCAATTCCATAATTAAAAAGTAAAAGTTCCTTACGTTCTTTTTGTTCACGCATATATTCACCGACTGATCTCATAGTATAAGTCAAGTCAAATTCCCCAGTTTGCCAACCTTTAAATCTATCCTTTACTAACTGAGAGGAGTTGTAGGATATAAGTTGAGGACCAACGAATCGATCACAAATAGTTGCAAAACTATCATGATTAAATTTGTTGTGCATGTTTCCCTTTTTACCATAAAGATTATCTTTGATATCATA